TGATCGGCTTCGCGGTGATATCTGTGTTGAGGATAGACACGTCTGCTGTATCAATCACGTTCGCAAGACGCGACTGGCGAAGGGTCGTATTGAATTTGTTCAGCACGGTATCGGAGTATGCGGTGATCGCCGTAGTAATATTCTGTTCCAAATTCTCGCTTGACTTCGTGGTCAGTTTCGGGTTATAGTAACACACAATGTCAAGGTTGACAAACAAGAATTCTGCCGGCACGAAAACCGGCTCAATCGTCAGAGGCGTCTTGTCTTGTAGATAGGTCTTGTATTCCTGAATCTCGGACGCGCCAGCGCCTTCCGAACCAAGAACGTCAACCGAGATAATCACCTTGCCGTATTGAGGTGGTGTTGCTTGGTCGCCGCCATAGACCGACAGCGTTTGAATGTTTGGAAAACGCTGTTTCAGTAGGATTTCATAATCTGTCACGGTGACAGCACGTTCTTGAATCTGAATCGACTTCGGCGCGAAGAATTTGATATCTTCAACGGACTCGCGTTCTGCGCCGTTTGTTGCGGTCGTTCCTGTGTTGACTGTCGCGTTGTAACCTGAGATAGGCGCAAGAGGAGTAAAGCTTCGCGCACCATTGGCTTCTTCGCCTTTCGTCGCTCGGTATTCGATTTCAATGACGCTGCCGTTCGGAGGCTCAACGCCGAAACGGTCGCGGCCGAATGTGACCTTGTAGAGGTTGTCGAAGTGTGGTTCGATGTAGAACACGCGGTCTGTCGCGGTGACACCAAAGATATCACTCTTGACGACATATTCGACGCGTTCGGAGTTCACATTGGAGTTTTCTCGCACAAAGACGCGAACGCTTCGTGTGTCAACGTTTTCGTTGTTGATAACGTAAGGCGCAGGATTAGAATCGTTCACCGTGTAGAATTCACTCAGTTGTCGACCTTCATAGACTCTCAGGTCTGTAATACGGTAGACGTTGTTGATGCGTCTCACCGAGCGGTTTTGGTCGGTGATGAATGTGTAAGACTTACTGCCACACTGAGCGTTGAATTTCGTGTTCTTCGGAATAGACAGGATAGAAGCCGCGTTCTCGGGATTCGGCACGTTGATCGTCACGTCTAGAACCGAGGTCGCGGACTGCCGCGAACCAGGCAGGTAATTCAGTTCCTTGGCATGTGACATAGCGTTCTCGCGGAGCTGAACCGAATCAAGGAACATCTCCGAGAATACCATGTTACGATACACGCTCTGTTGGAACGTGTTATAGGCCAGAACGTCCAGAAGCACGTTCAGGTTCGAACCTTCGAAGTCGTAATCTTTGAACCGATCTTGGTTCTTTAGGTATGTCTTTAGGTCCTCTTTGACTTGTGCGAAGTCGAGTGACGTGAATGGTGCGTTATCGGCCATTATCTTACCCTGCTAATAGTCGTGGTCAACGTGATATCATCTTCACTATTTATGACGTTGAAAACGACTGTTATCTGAACCGCATTGTCGTCAATCGTGGAACGAACATCAACACCGATGAGTTGTGCTCTCGGCTCGTAATTACGAATCGTTTCTTCAACGACTTGTTTGATGATTGTGAGTGTCGCTGACGTCATGTTGTCAAACAAAAGGCGACGTATATCACCGCCCAGACGCGGTTGCATCGGGCGTTCGCCTTTGTCTGTCAAAAGCAGATTGCGAATGGACTCTTTCACGGATTCTTCGTTGACCTTACGGGCAAGATCGTTGCTCACCGGATTCTCGGTGAAGTCTTTGAAAAAGTCGGAGTAGAGTTCTCGCTTGACTGTAATTGGTGTTCTTGCCATTAGAAAGGTCCTGTAGTAGGTTGTTCTAGAGGAACGTTATCGATTCTTTGATAACCGTTTCTTTCGTGTATAATGAGTTCATCCGCAAATCGGAATTGACCAACAGAGTTTCTACGCGAGTTTGGGCCCCAAATTCTACGCGAACCAACATCGACGTGTATGAATGACGAATAACCGCCAATACCACCAAATCCCAATCCAGAAGCGGTCGCAATGAATCTTCTGATTTCGGAATCGGAAAGACCTGCAATACTAACGTCAAGGGCGCGACCTGTTAGGTGCAAAGAACCAGAAACACCGCCATTTACAGATGAATGCCTGTAAGCACTGTTGATTTGCATTTCTCTGCCCATTTCGCGACAAAGAGGAACGAATTTCTCCCAAACTTCATTCACAACTTCAAGATAGTGGGCGCCTTGATAAGGCACGTTTCTTGATCGACCAATGCCATTGAAATTGAAATAGCCTGGGAAACCATTTGGTCCCAGATTCGCAATCGCGTTTCTCTCATACTCCGACAATCTTGAGCTGTAGATCGCGGGTCTCTCTCTAGCGGTTGGATCATTAGGTCTTGCGTTATCATACATATCCTGTCTGCGTCTTTCAATATAAGGCGTAGACAGTCTTGGTCCTCCCGCACGAACAGCGTTTCTTGTTTGGTCGTTGCCCAACGAAGCCAACAATTGTTGTTGGTCGGTAAATCTATTCACAATGTTATTTAGGAAACTGATAGGGCTTTGCAAGAAGGATTGGATCAGTTCCGCGAATTGACAGAAACGGAACATCAAAAGCGCAATGGCTTCTGGCGTGAGTTCTTCGAATTGAGCGACAGCTTCGTTGATAAATCTTTCGATCTGTTCACGAATCGCTTCAATCGAAAAGTTCTCGTAAAAGGTTCGAATGTTGTTTACAATGCCTTGAATGGTTCTCAAAAAAGATTGAGACAAAGCGGTAATTCGATTTATGGCGTTCTGCAACTGCGTCGTCAAACTTTCAATCAATCCATCTACAATCGACAACAATTTATCTCTGAGCGAATTGAGTGTGTTGAATAGGTCGTCAAGACTGAAATTGGCGAGTTTGTTCAATAGGTCAACACCCAATTGAATAGCGGCTACCGCTTGAAGAATTTGATTGAAAGGATTAGCAAAGGCGCCGCAAAAACCACCTGAAATGGTGTTTGCGATGTTTTCGGAATAGTATAGTTCAAGTTGGTCAAGTATTTCTGTGTAATCCATAGGCAATTCGCTTTCGATAATTTCAAATCTCGAAGGATCAGGCGGATCAATAGTGGCCACATAGTTGTTGAAGATGTTGACAACGCCTTCAACTGTTTCCAATTCAAATCCCGTCTGCAATAGAAAATCACCAATCTCTGGATACAGAATAGGAGATTGCGTCACGCGGCTGTCAAGATAAGGCCAACTACTTAGATTGGTATTCGAAAGCGCGTTGTTCAATCCCAGAGTTGTGTTGAACAAACGTTCTCGGTCAAATCTCTCTACAGGATTCTTGGCGCGTGCCAAGAAATTGACAAAATCAACCTCGCCGGTGAAGGTGGGTCCTCCCGGTCTCAGATAACCTTCAGCATATTTTTGTGCTAACGTGGTTGGTTTACAGGTCATATCGGTGTATCCTCGTCCAATTCTCTACCTGTCAAAGGCACAGGTCGATTTCTCACTGTTCTGATATCTCGGTCTGCATCCATAGAAGGACGGCGCGCTGGAGGATCTTCGACTTCGACAACAGACGGTGTGACCGGGTCTTCCACACCCGTTGCGCCGGCGCCGCCTTCGGCCATTCTCACTACATCATCAAGATAGACCGTCGAACCAAATACTTTGGTTTCAGAACCTGCCAGTTTGAGTTCGCCCGTCGCGTCAACGCGAACCTCGCCCATACCTTTCAAGTTCAGGTTTCCTTCGGTACCAAGTGACATATCGCCGGTCGATACAAGACTGAAGGTCTCAGATGCACCGAGTTTGATGTTCTTTGCAATCAAGTCGAGGTTGTCAGAGTGTGCTTCCATAGAGAATTTCGCGCCCTTCATTTCGATGCCTTCGCCCGAGGACATAGTGTCTTTTCCTCTTGCTTTTAGATTGAAATTCTCACATTCTATGTTCAGGTCGCCGTTGATATAGACGTTGCCCGAACCACCTTCGACCATGACGTTCCATTCGCCGCCGACGTTCATATTGGTGTCGCCTGCGGATCGCTGATACTGATATCCTTCGGAGGTGTTGTAGGTGTCACCAAACGACTTAATGAGCACTGTACCTTCCGACGTGATTTGGACAGCAG